CACTACGCTTGTTGTAGGCATGACCATACTTTCGGTGACGGCCAGCTTGCTTGTCAGTGTTGCGCTTATTACGCTTGTTGACTGCGTAGAGAGTACCGCCACGATAACCAGCAGCAGGAGTGTTCCGAGGATTTTTAGTGTCTTCATTTTTGTTCTATAAATAAGTTTATTCTTAACTTGCGTGTAATCATATAATTGGCATCAAGTAGTTCGCTATTGTATTCGCTGTCGCCAAACTCTGCCATGACACACTCAAAGTCTGTCATGACGTAATTTTGCGCGTTGTCAACACGGGCAACTACCTGCTCAAAGATTGAGTTAAGCGGGGTTTCATCACCCTCGCTTGACGCCTGTATTGACACAACCTGAAAGGCAAGGGTCACATCGTAGATGGTCGAATCGCCGGTGTTCTTATTCTGTATTGCCTCGATGTAAATCTGAACGTAGTTCTTTTTGTTGCGAGGTATCCTTGTCCCGCAATAGATGACCTGCCCGGCATAGACAACGGCGTCATCCAGCAGCTCGGTTGCGGCCTTCAGCACTTGTAATGACGGGTCCTTGTATCTCATCAGAATACCTGTTTGATGTTATTCTCAAGCCTTGTCATGGCCTCCTTGAACGAGGGGAACATGAAGGGGTGAGGCTTGGTGCCGGGGTGAAATATCCTCTTGCCATAAGTAGCATATCCCATTGACTTGCTTTTTGCTGACACAACCCAACCGGCAGGTGCGCCACGAAGGGGACCGGCAAGCACCCTCTTATTTTTTATCTCGACAACATGAGGGGCTGTCCCTTCCTCGAATGCACGGGAGTATTCAGCGCGGGAGATGACCTCACCGGCCAAGCCGTTATTGGTTATAACGCTGTGAATATTATTGATAAGAAAACCGCTTCTCACCTTTGAACCTTTGGTAAAGTCGCGGACCCGTTCTTTGGCACGCTGCTTGAGATACAATACGGCGTCCATGACGATCCTGCGAAACTCTTTGTCCTTCTTCTTTGCAAAAGCGGCCATCTGTCTGCGGAACATCTCCGACTCGATCCGTATGGTTACTACCTCGTTACTCATTCTCTATGCGTGCAATGTCAAGTCTTACCTTGTCGCGATCAACCTCAAGGGACACTATTTGAAAGTTTGCGCCGTCATAAGCCACACGGCAGTCGATGTCAGCATTGGTCAGCCTCGGCCTCATCTCAAGCTCATAACTCACCGTGTGACCTATTTGGGCATACTGCAGGCGCTTAAACGAGCGTACAGGCGTAACCCTCGCCCATTCGGTAAAAGTCCATGCCGGCGTAGCGTAGTCGTTATACCAGCCGCCTATCTCGTTTGACACAGTCGTTGGCTTGGTGACGGTTATTTGATCCCTGTATGTCGTTGGCCTGCTCATATGATAAATGCCATGTAGCTCCTTAAAATGGATTCAATAGACCCCAGTAGCTTCAGCTCGTAAAAGTCATCCCTGTTGTCATACCACTGCATCACCTGCCGGCGCATGGCCTCTTTTAAGGCTTCGGGCAGCGTCTCAGTATCGGTATGACCGTAGCCGGCTTTGTATGTCACAAGCAGGTCATAGCTGCCGGCGCCCGACGTCCACGGACTTGACAGTCCCGTCATCTCTGACGTCTGTATCTCTACCTGGTAAAGTCCTCTCTTGTAGTAGCCGGAGTTAAGTGTCAGTTCAGTTTTTGTCCCGGTGTAGTCAACAGTCTCGACCTTATCCACCGAGATGACCGGCGTTATGGGGATTATATACGGCCTGTCAAATGGCTTGAAGAGGGTTTCATAAGTCCTCTCCTTAAAGGACAGCCCGCATCTTCTCTCAAAGAGCTGACGGCAGGCTTTTATCATGTTCTCAATAAGGGTTACCTCCGCCGTGTTGGTAGGGTCAGAGAACTTGATAAACTGAGCCACATCTGCATACAGTACGGGTTCGGTTGTTATGTCAGTCTCTATGCGGGTATCCATTGTCTTATGCCTTTTTGGGCCTGCCGCCCTTGATGCTGTTCCTTGAGATGTTTACCGGCACCTTCTTTACAGGCTCGTCCTGCGCAGGTGATACGGGATTATCCTTGGTAATCACATCCGGCTCGGGCCCGTGCTCTTTATCAGAGGTCATTCCAGCATCCTCGATTACTTCGTCGCTTAATTGCTGATCCTTATCATCGGATGTAGGCTGATCTTCCGGTGTTTCAGTGTTTTCAATTATAGCTTCCTGCGGCTCCTGTTCCTGTGCCTCTTTTTCTTCAGCAAGCAAACCCGCCTGCCGCAATCCTTCAATCTCCCTCGGCAGTGACTTTATCGTCTTGCCGTTTTTCAGTTGAACATCAATAAGTTTTTCCATATCTCAGTTTTTAAAAGGAGGGGAGGAGTGACCCTCCCCATCCCTGGTTTACTTCACTGTCGGTAGTACGCTCAGATGGATAGACTTAACCCATATTGTATCAGTCGGTGTGATTGTGAACCGCAGATACTTGTATGTTACAGGGTTGGCGGTGATGTTACCGATAATGGTGGTGTCAGTTCCGGCCCCCGTGTAAGCAATGGTGGATATAGTCTTGTAATTCACATTGTCGAGCGAACCGGCAAGCACCACAGATGCGGTGTTACTGCCGGTGTTGTCGTCAAGATGCAGCTGGTAGGTGTACAGGACCGGCGCCGGAACGTCAATCTTATACACATAGTTGTAAGCTGCCACCTTTGCAGATGCGGTGGCGTTGGTAACGCCAAGAGTACCTCCATTGACGAAGGTATGATCCTGTGCGCCAAGCGCAAGCACAAACACGAGTCCGGCAAAAAGAGCGAATAATCTTTTCATTTCACACCTCCTTTTTAAACCTGGTTGATAAGAGCCTTTGCAGTTGCAAAAGTGCCATACACGAATCCATAAGCATCAGCGGCGCTAATCTTCAGCCCGGCGATACGCATGGTAGCCATGACCAGAACGAGGTCATTGAGAACGTCGTCCTCATTCTCGTAGTGGAAGCTGATCTGCATATTCCTCTTGATGTAGGCTTTTGCCCGCGAGAAGTCGCCCACAAGGAAGGTCCCTGCGGTCATGTCAAGGTTCTCAACAATCTGAATGCCGTTGAACCTGGTGCCGTCCGGTGAAAGGAGCGGGTGGGCCATGTAAGCATTCAGGCTGTTCTTCAGGAGCCTCATGTTGACTGCTGAACCGGGGTTGAGCATGACAACATTCGGTAGGTAACCCTTCTTCGCCGTGTCGCTGGTGTTGCCGTTCATGCACTGCAGGATGGCTGCGGCAAGGACGTCGCCGTCATTAGCCGAAGGCACATAGTCAAAGTTTGCAGGCTTGGCAAAGGTCTTTGCGTACTGGGTCAGACCCTTCAGATACACGGTCAGACCGGTACCGCTGAGAAGCTGAGTCTCGCGCAGTCTCGGGATGCCGTTTCCGATCAGATCCTGGATCTCGCTGTTGATGTACTCAAAGTCCTCAAGGGCTTCACGGCTCACTTTCGTAAAGTCGGCCACCCTCTTGATGTCCATTGACTGCTTGGTCCATGTCTTTTTAGAACCGGCTACAGGCTTGCCCTCTTCGGCAACCATCTCAGCGCTGCCGGTGCGGGTTGTTTCTTCCCACCATGAGATGCTGTCGCGTCCCTGTCCTACAACTCCCTTTGAGATGTTGTCCCAGATGGGGGTGTTGCGCCACGGTGCGGCGGATACGCCGACGTCGGTCTGTGTCTCAATCGCCCCGGAGTTGATGTCTGCGGTATCGATGTTTGCTGCCTTGATTTCAAAGTTGGCGGCACCGCTGCGGATAGCTGCGGTACTCTTGATGCCATTTTTGAAAGCGTCAGCCTTCATAGCCTTCAGCACCTGTGCGCTGATAGGTTCTGCCTTGCTTGACTGGTATTCGCCAAGCTGCTTGAGCTGTGTGGATATCTCGTCGAGCTGCTTCTGCTGTGCCTCGACGTATTCGCCTTTTACGAGCTTGCCGTCCTTGTCAATGAGCTTGTCGAGCTTCCCGGATACGTCCGCGAACTTCTCTTCGAGCTTTGACAGGTCGGCCTTTTCATTGATGGACTTCTTTAGCCCTTCAATGGAGGTGTTGATTTCTTTTGCAAGAATCTCAACGGTCTTTTCTTCTGCCATTTGTCAGATGTTTAGTGATTTATAAAATGTTATTATTCTCTCGTTCTCTCTCTCCGCGAGTGCTGCCGGGTCCGGTGGAGTGGCCTGCGAGTCATCAGATTTGAGTAGACTTTTTAATTTGTTATAGAGCCTTTCAATCTCTTTGGCTTTTTCGTCAGAGTAGTTCCCCTCTCTCATCATCAGCTCAAGCTCATCAAAACTCTTGATGTCAATAAGCGGGGTCTGCTGGTTGCTGCCCCAGCCGTACACGGTGCTGTACTCCATAATCATTTTCCACTCCGATACCTTGCGGACGTAGCGGCCACTTGTACGGTCCTCTTCGAACTTAATAGGCTGTACCCTTACGGAATGCTGCAGGGTCTTGCCATGCTCGGCAAAAAGCTTGTAATCCTCAAACACATCCTTACTGATCTGCTTGTTCATGTTAAGCTGTGACACGGCAATAGCGCCGACCTCATCCTCGTAGAGTTTGATAGGTACGCCTATGAGCATATCCCTGTTGTGGTTGAGCCAGTGCTGTATCGTTGCGCCGTTGTTCTTGAAGGTGCGCTTGAAGGAACCGGGCAGGGAGATATCGCTGTCGTTGTCCTCGACGTTAAAGGCGTTGATGTATACCGTGACAATACCTTTCGTGGTGTCAAGGTCTTTCA